ATAGACCAAAGGAAGAAATTTCTTTAGTCGCATCAAGTGACGCATCTATTCCAGTACAACTTGGTTGGGTAGCACGTATGATGTGTATGGGTTACGAACCATCCGAATCATTCAAAAAATTCTTTGTCAAAGAATTTAAGACTGCAATAGAGAATGCAAAGAAAACCAAAAAATCAAAAGCACCTGTAGTTGCATCAACCGCACCAGTCGTTAACATTCAAGATAGAATTCGTGAAAAGGCTTCAGAAGAAGTTGGTGAAATCGAAGGTCTTGTTGATGACTTTATTGCAGGCGGCTGTAAGTCTGCACCAGATATGCAATCATATCTAAAAGGCAAAGAATTATCTGCCGTTGTGCAAAAGCGTATGTGTGAGGTGTTCATCAAACGTTCTAAAGAATTCGAAGAAGTGATGAATACTTCCGATGCTGATATCAAAGAAGGTTATTCTAATTTCAGTAAAGTTCAATTGCGTAAAGTAAAAGAGTTCTATGATACGATTGTTGCTGAAACAAATCGTGGTGCAGAAAAGAAACCTACCCGTAAAGCACGTAAAGTAAAAGAGAAACCTGCAAGTGTGATTGCCGCTAAAGTGCAATACATGAAAGATTTTGCAGACTTTAATTTGAAGAGTGTTCTGCCTGAAAAGATTATTGGCGCAAATCAAGTGTGGTTGTACAATACCAAAACAAAATATCTTGGCATGTACAATTGCGACAATGCTAAAGGTTTGACAATCAAAGGCACAACAATTCAAAACTTCAATGTTGATACGTCCATTGGCAAACGTTTGCGTAAGCCTGAAGTGACTATTAAGCAAGTACTTGATGGTGGTAAGATTGTGTTGAAAAAACTGTTGGACGGATTGACTACCAAACCTTCCGAGTTGACAGGGCGCATTAACTCTGATACAATTGTTGTTAGAGTAATAACTGGATAACTTAAAATGATTTTAATTGATTTGAATCAGGTGATGATTTCAAACTTGATGATGCAGATAAATTCAAATGCATTAAACACAATTGATGAAAACATGGTACGACATATGGTGCTGAACAGCATTCGCATGTACAACATGAAATTCAAAGATGAGTACGGTGACATTGTTATCTGTTGCGATGATAAGAAATACTGGCGTAGAGACTACTTTCCCTACTACAAAGCTGGTCGTAAGAAAGACAGAGAAGCATCTCCACTTGACTGGAATTTGATTTTCGAAACGCTAAACAAAGTGCGTGACGAAATCAAAGAATACTTTCCGTACAAAGTGATTCAAGTTGACAAGACTGAAGCCGATGATGTGATTGCTACATTGACGCACAAGTTTGGTGTTCCGTTGAAAAACAGTTCTACCGAAAAGATTCTGATTCTATCAAGCGACAAAGACTTCATGCAATTGCAGAAGTTCGCAAACGTAGAACAGTATAGTCCAATGGGTAAGAAGTTCTTGCGTACCAATACTCCAGAAGCCTTTCTGAAAGAACACATTATCAGAGGCGATAGAAGCGATGGTATTCCTAACTTCATGTCCTCTGATGACACATTCGTAACAGAAGCCCGTCAAAAACCTGTAACTGAGAAAAAGCTAAATAAGTGGTTAGAAGAAGAACCTGAGTCTTTTTGCGATGAAGTGATGCTGAGAAATTACAAGCGAAACGAATTGTTGATTGACCTGTCTAAGATTCCAACTGAGTATCAAGAGAAGATTCTTGAGACTTATGAAAATACCCCTAAACGTGGTAGGGAAAAACTACTTAACTATTTTATCCAAAACCGCATGAAGCAGTTGATGGAACATATACAGGAATTTTGAAATGGCTATTGATATTAGTAAGATGACTTTACCAGAGTTGCTTAAGCATGTTGCAGAATTACCTGCGGCTAAAAGAGCAAATTCATTGAAGCAGATTGCAAACTTAACACCAGAATTGAAAACGGTGTTGCGTTACACGTACCATAAGAACATTGTATTTGATTTGCCCGCTGGCGCACCTCCATACAAACCTATGGAAACTCCAGAAAATTGGGGACACAATCGTCTACCAAAAGAATTGAGAAAGTTTCAGTATTTCTTAAAGGGAAGTACTTTGAATCCCATCAAACGTGAATCAATTTTTATTGAGGTTCTTGAGACAGTTTCACCTGAAGAGGCTAAACTTGTTTTGATGATGAAAGATAAAAAACTTACGTATAAGGGCATCACTAGAAAACTCATTGAAGAAGCGTTGCCTGAAATCTTGCAGGGAGAATCAGAGTAACAAAATGGCAAAGACAAAAAAATATTCCAGTTTTCGAGACTTCTATGAAGACGAAGGTCGAGTAAGGAAACCGAAGTTGAACGAATCTAAAAAACAAAAAGATAAGTTCAAGCATCAAACAAAGTTTATCGATCCAAAAAATCTTAAAGATGATGATTGGGACGAGTTTGAAGAATTTGACGAAGTAAAATAATATGTACTTATATAATGAAAACGGAAAGCATCTAGGTTGGTTCACATGGAAAGATGCATACGAAGCGAGTAAAAACATTGACTTTGCAGTTTATTCTTTTGCGTTCATGGATAAAATTCCTAAGAACAATGTACTCCCCTTTCAACTGGAAGATACTTTTTATGTCGGTATGTCATGTGGTAGATATTTCGATAAGAAGAATCGTACACCAACAGGTGGTACCTATGCAACATATTTGCAGAAGCGACTTCTAATTCACAATAGTTATTTGTCAAAGCTAAATTGCGAGAAGAAGTCTGAAATGTTTTTTGAACGTTATGATCCAGTACATCATCCAGAGAAACAAAGATTCGTAAGCATTTCAGTTCCAGATGAAAAGATGGATGATTATGAAATTCGTGCATTTGTTAGTCTTGTTGAATCTGAACACGTTTACTTGTACACTAAACAATTTGGTCAGCCGCCATTATTGAATTTAGATGAACAGTACAAACCAAATCGTAAGAAAAATTCAATATCGAATCGTGTAATGAGTTCTCCTAGCCTACTATCACATTTTGGATAAAATATGAAAAAAGAATTGGATGAAGCACTAGTTGCAAAGTACCCAAAGATTTTTAAATATCGCCACGCACCGATGACACATACTGCTATGTGTTGGGGTTTCGATTGTGGTGATGGTTGGTACAATATCATTGATGTATTGTGTTCAAACATTCAACATCACGTGGATCAAAGACGTAAAGAACGTGCAAGAGTATTGAAATTCAATCGTGCTTTGAAACGTGCATTAGCTGGAGACACACGCCCACTTCAAATGAATTTCACATTTGGTAATAAAACAGAACCAGATGAATGGGCGATTGAACATTCTAACAAAGCAATTGTAAAAGGAGAGTTCAGAGAAGTTCCTCCACATATGCCACACATCACAGCAAGTCAAGTGAAAGAAAAGTTTGGCGGATTGCGATTCTACACTAATGGTTATACTGATGAAGTGAGTGCAATGATTAGCATGGCTGAATCAATGTCATATCGTACATGTGAAGTGTGTGGTAATCCTGGTCGTTCAAACAACTACGGATGGATTTCAACATTGTGTGACACCCATAGATTAGAACGTGGCGAAGACTTGCCTTAAAATGAGGAACTAGAGTCCGAAAATTGAATACAAAAGTACTAAAAACCCCTTCCAAGCCGTCTTTGACGGCTTTTTTGTTGTCTTTTTACAACAAAATGCAAAATAGTTGTTGACGTACCATTCGAACCCTGTATAATAGATTCTGTAGTGAGTGAGATTAATAGGAGATTTAAATGCTTACAGTTTTGACAATTTTGATGGGTTTGTTTGTAGTGATGGTTTTGTTCGGTGCCGCTGTTAGTGGTTCTGTGAAGACCCTCGGTTAATTGATAAAGGAAATGAAAATGATTGACGGATTTAATGAATACCTCGAATGCATCAAAGCTGACTATGTTAAATGGCATGGTGACAATCCTTCCGAAATTCAAAAAGCAATGGCGCAAGAATTTTGCGATTCCTTGTCCTATGAAGTTGGTCGTAGTTACATCAAAGTAATTACTGGTCGTGCTGGTAGCGGTCGTTCCGTGCATTCGTTTGTGTGTTTGCGTGATATGGGCAAGTTCACAAAGGGTGACATTCTGAAAGCGGCTGGTTGGTCGGCTCCTGCAAAGAATTTTGCACGTGGTAACACGATGGCCAGAACTTTCCAGAACATCCGTTGGACTGGAGCGATGTGAATACCAAAGTATTCAGTTGCAAAAAAACAACAGAATTGAAAATAGTTGTTGACATGGTTCTCCATTGTGGTATAATAGAATCTTAGACAGTAAAGAAAAGAGTTCAAAAAATGCGTACTAAAACCTACATTCAAGGCTTCAAAAATTCACAGAAAATTCGTGTGATGTTTGACGGAATTGGTGTCTACACCACTGTTGCTGGTGTGTCGAGTGTGTTTGCTACATACACCCATTCACAAGCGGCTAATGATGCTCTGTTGCGTTTGTCTTACATGCGTTACATGGCACAAAAAGATGGTGCGTTGGTTCCCACAGGTGTTGGTATGACAAGTTACAATACCTCGCAAGTTGGTACGCAAGTTCAAGTTGATTTGATTTAAGGAAATAAAATGACTACATTATCACATGATATCTCTTACGGAATGTTTAGCG